AGGTACAGAGATTACTACTCTACCAGCCGGACAAAATCTTGGTGAGTTAGAGGACGTAAAGTATTTCCAAAAGAAATTACTTCAGTCTCTAAACGTACCTTATTCACGCCTTGAATCACAAGAAGGTGGTCTTGCAGGCCTTGGTCGTTCACAAGAAATTACACGTGATGAACTGAAGTTTGCCAAGTTTGTTATTCGTCTCCGTAATAAGTTCTCACAGTTGTTTGATGATGCACTAAAAATGCAGTTGGTATTGAAGGGTATCTGTACACGTGAAGAGTGGGATGAGTTCAAAGAATCTATCTACTATGACTTCCGTAAAGACAATAACTTTACCGAGTTGCGTGAAGCAGAATTGTTACAGAACAGACTCCAGATGGTCCAATTAGTTGATCCATTTGTTGGTCGTTACTTCTCTAATAATTATGTCATGAACAAGATTCTTATGATGACTGATGAAGAGATTGAAGCAATGCAAGAAGAGATTGCAAAAGAAAAAGAAACTCTACCAGATGACATGCAAGGTCCTGTATTAGGTGGACCACAAAGTGTAGAACCACAAGCAGAACCAGAAGATAACACGGTAGAAAATGCCGAAGAACCTGAATCACTGACACCTCAACTTGACGATGAGGTAAACAAGTCAGTGGTCAATATAAATAATAGACGAAGATAAGAAAGGTTATTATGGATATCAAAGATATTATCAACAATATTGCTGCGGGTGATAACATCTCGGCAAAAGAAGGTATAGAAAATGTTTTATCAGCGAAAGCGTTCGATGCGCTCCAAGGTCGCAAACAAGAAATCGCTTCAACTCTTTTTGGCGGGCAAGAGCAAGAGTCTGAAGAAAACACAGACGATCAAGAAGAAGAAGTAACTGAGGAATGAGATCCTTATTAGAGTTCAAATCTATCGTTGAAGAAGAAAAGTCGGACTATTCCAAGTTTGACGCTCTTGTTCGTGCAGGTTTGGCAAACAAAGCACAGTTGAATCGTATTCATAAAATCTTAGACAAGATGGCTGAAGAACGTCCTGTGTTCAACAATGCTGACCGTGAAATCATGCGTAATTTATTCAATCGCATGGCAGATTTGATTGCTAATAACAAACAGATTTATACCAAAGCAAGACAAGCAGTGCGTGAAGATGTGGAACTAAATGAAGGACCGATGGATACTCCATTAGTTCCAGATCCACCAGTAATTTTGGTAATCAAACGCAAAGCAGTAAGATTATATCCAGATGGTACACGTATTGCTTTGTACTGGAGTGACAAACTGAAACGTGTGTTTAGTTTACCATATGGTCCTGCTGTGCAACCGGTAATTCAAGCAGAAGGATTTGTAAAAGAACTTGCAGAATCGGAACAATTGATACTGAATGATGGTAATTCCATCACTCTAAATGAAGAAACAAAACAACAAATTATAAACGTATACGAACAGTTGGACAATGACAGCAGAGAAGTATTCTGGCAACAACTAACTGAATCAGTATCATCATTTGGAAAATTGTATGAATTTTGTAGACTTAATTCTACAGAATAAATTAGACGAAGCCAAAGAACTAATCTTTGAGCGTTTGAATGACATTGCTTCTATCAAAATGGAAGAAGCAAAGCCGTATATTGTTGATGAGATGTTTGAAGAGATTGAAGTTGACGAAGAAGTATTGGAAGAAGCTGCAAAGAAACGCAATCCAAACATCGTTAAGATGGGGCGCATACTAAAGATAAGACGCCGCATTCGTCGTAACAAAAAAGGTCGTATTATAGTCCAGCGTAATGTCAAGAAGTCTGGACTAAAAGGTTATCGTATGTCTGGTAGTACCGTTCGTCGTATACCAGCAACAGTAAGATTACGTAAAGCACGTTTGCTAAAACGTTCTTGGAAAACAACCAGAAAAAGTAAACTAAGACGCACATTGCTAAAAAGAAAGATGTCAATGCGCCGTCGTAAAGCTATGGGACTAAAATAAAATGCCATTTGAAATTACAAATACACTGAGAGGTTCTTCTATTGTTCGTGCAGTTGATCCTGGAACATATACAATTACTCTCAATAATCTAAGAGCAAATGCTACAACCGAAACTGTTACTGCTGCTGATATCAAACACGTTTTATGGTCAACAAACGGTAACATTCGTATCACAAGAAACGGTGTGCCAATGTTAGCACTGCAAAATGGTGGTGACATGGATTTTGATTCATATGGTTACTCAGTGGCAAACAATAATAATCAAAGCATTGTAATTGAAATCAATACAGGCGGAACTGTAATTCTGCATCTAGCTAAGATTGCAACATACAATGTTGATCCATATACAGGAGTATCTCTATAATGAAACTCATCAAAGAACACATTGAAGAGGTAAGATATCTTACCGAAAAAACAGAAGATGGTAGAAAACAACTATACATTGAAGGCACATTTCTGGTTGGCGATACAGTAAATCGCAACAATCGTATGTACAAAATGGATACGTTGCGCCAAGAAGTAACACGATACACTGATGATTACATCAAAACAAATCGTGCACTTGGTGAACTAGGACACCCTGACACACCTTCACTAAATCTAGAACGTGTGTCACACAAGATTACAAGTTTGGTAGAGAATGGCAATACATTTGTCGGTAAAGCACTGATCATGGAAACACCATATGGTTTGATTGCTAAGAATCTTATTGAATCTGGCGTCAATCTAGGTGTATCTTCACGTGCTTTAGGTTCTGTCGTTATGACAAAGGAAGGTTACAATCTAGTACAAGATGATTTGCGCCTTGCAACTGCTGCTGATATCGTTGCTGACCCATCTGCTCCTGGTGCATTTGTTCAGGGTATTATGGAAAACAAAGAGTGGATGTTTGTAGAGGGTCGTTTCGTTGAATCGGATATTGACTATTCTAAGCAACAGATTCGTAAAGCATCACGCAGAGAAGTCGAGGCTGTTGGATTGCAACTTTTCGAAAACTTCCTACGAAAACTCTAAATTTTATAAATAAGAAATCATAAGGAGATATTCAATGGCAACAACTAAACTAATGGAAGCCGCAGCAGAAATTCTTGCAGGAAGCAAGAAGTCAGCTGGTGGTATGCCAATGCCTAAATTATCTGGTCACATTGCTCCAGGCAATTCAACTACACCAGAAGATTTAGGTGGTCCAACACCACAAAATTATAAGCCTGATGACAACTCAGCTAAGTTATCAAACAAAGCATCCAATAGTGCTTCTGCACCTACAACTAAATCATCAGCAGCATCTAGTGATGTTCAACTTGGCGACAAGAACATGAAGCCGGGTTCAGGTACAAACAAGATGGCAGAAGAAGAAGAACGTGATGACGAAGAGTTGGTAGATGATGATGCAGCAGTTGAAGAAATGAAAGCACAGATGAAAGAAGATGTTGCTTCATTGTTCGCTGACGATTCAAACATCTCGGAAGATTTCAAAGCAAAAGCTGCTACAATCTTTGAAGCACGTGTATTTGACCGTGTTGCACAGATCCAAGAACAACTTGAAGCAGAGTATGCTGGTCAATTGGAAGAAGCAGTTAGTGCTATCCGTGACGAACTAACAGAAAAAGTAGATGACTACCTAAACTACGTGGTAGAACAATGGATGGAAGAAAACGAAATCGCAATTGAAAGCGGTCTACGTTCCGAAATCACAGAAGATTTTATTGCTGGTCTGCGTAATCTATTTGCTGAAAACTATATCAACGTTCCAGAAGATAAAGTAGAACTTGTAGATGAACTAGCGTCTAAAGTTGAAGAACTGGAAGTAAAACTGAATGAAGAAATTGAAGCAAATGTTCAGTATAAAAAACAACTTACTGAAGCAATCAAAGCACAACTTGTGAATGAAGTATGCGAAGGTCTTACAGCAACTCAAGTAGAAAAAATTAAGTCACTTGCAGAGAGTGTAGAATTCTCCACAGAGGAAGAGTTCACAGAAAAACTTGAGACAATCCGTGAGAACTATTTCCCATCTGGCGTAAAGAAAGCCGATGCTTCACAATTGCATGAAGAAGTTGAGGACGATGGAAGCGCAAAGAAAGTTGCCGCTGATCCATATGTTGCTTCTGTTGCACAAGCGATTTCTAAAATCAAAATCTAAAAATAAAATAAGGAGATACAAAGATGTATTTGTCTGAAAATCTACAAACTAAATGGGAAAGCGTTCTGGATCATCCAGATATGCCTAAAATTGCTGACCCATACCGTAAAGCGGTAACAGCAGTTATTCTTGAGAACCAAGCTCAAGAAATGATCAAAGAAGGTCACATTCTTCAAGAAGCAGGTTCACCAACTAATTTTGCTGGTACAGGTGGTTTCAGTGGTTCTGCTGCTGCTGCTGGTCCTGTAGCTGGTTTTGATCCAATTCTTATCAGCTTAGTTCGTCGTTCATTACCTAATCTGATTGCGTATGACGTTTGCGGCGTTCAGCCAATGACAGGTCCTACAGGTCTGATCTTTGCGATGCGTACACGTTACTCATCACAAGGCGGTACAGAAGCATTCTACAACGAAGCTAACACAGCATTCTCTGGTGCTAACGGCGCTATTGCTGCATCTTCAATGAGCATTTCTGGTAACACAACAGATTATCTGTTCACAGGTAATGCTGCTCCTGGTGGTGCAATGACAACTGGCTCTGCTGAAGCATTAGGTGACGGTGCTGCTGGTAATACATTCCAAGAAATGGCATTCTCAATTGAGAAAGTTACTGTAACAGCACGTACACGTGCCCTAAAAGCAGAATACTCAATGGAACTTGCACAAGACTTGAAAGCAGTTCATGGTCTAGATGCTGAAACAGAACTAGCAAACATTCTGTCTGCTGAGATTCTTGCTGAAATCAACCGTGAAGTTATCCGCACAATCTACAGAATCGCTAAGCCTGGTTGCCAAGCAGGTACAACAACTGCTGGTGCATTCAATCTTGACACTGACTCAAACGGTCGTTGGATGGTTGAAAAGATCAAAGGTCTTGCATTCCAAATTGAACGTGAAGCTAACCAGATCGCTAAGTTGACTCGTCGTGGTAAAGGTAACATCGTTATCTGTTCTTCAGACGTAGCATCTGCACTTGCAATGTCTGGTATTCTTGACTATAACTCAGCATTAGCTGGTCAAGTATCACTGACAGTTGACGATACTGGTAACACATTTGCTGGTACAATCTTCGGTCGTATCAAAGTATACATTGATCCATACTTCCCAACAGGCTCAACATCTGAGTTTGCTGTAGTTGGTTTCAAAGGCACAAACGCATACGATGCTGGTATGTTCTACTGCCCATACGTACCTCTACAAATGGTTCGTGCAGTTGATACTGGTACTTTCCAACCAAAGATTGGCTTCAAGACACGTTATGGTCTAGTTGCTAACCCATTCGCAGAAGGTACAACACAAGGTCTTGGTACTCTGAATACTCAGAGCAACAACTACTACCGTGGTTTCCGTATTGCGAACTTGATGTAATAAAATAACCACCGTAGAGTGGGATTTAGAGAGGCACCTTCGGGTGCCTCTTTTTTTATGGCACATAAATAGAGATATGACAGTTCTAACACGCAATCCAACCAATCCAAATAGTCTACAGCCGAATAAGTTCACGCTGAACTTTTCACGTGCACCTAATCTACAATACTTTTGTCAGACTATTTCATTACCAGGTCTTTCAACATCAGAGATTCCTGTACAGAATCCATTTGTTGAACTATATGCACCAGGTGAAAAGAGTATCTACGATGTACTCAACATTACCTTTATTGTTGATGCCGAGATGCTTTCGTGGTTAGAAATACACGATTGGATTCGTGCTATGACATTCCCTACCGAGTATGAAGAGTATAAGAATCTGAATAAATTGACTCAGTTCAATTCAGCACAAGTAACAAAAACACCACAATATTCAGATGGCTCTGTAACTATTCTTTCTGCATCAAACAAACCGTACTACCGCTTCAACTTCAAAGATTTATTCCCTATCTCAATATCTGGTTTTGTGGTATCTACAACCGATACGCCAGATACCATTGTTACTGCCGACGCTACTTTCAGATTTACCTATTATAACGTAGAAAAATTATTCTAAATGTGATATAATTCCCGTAAGGGAGAAATACTATGAGCAAACTTGACGAAGTATTACAAATGTGGACTGCGGATGCTAATATTGACCGCACCGAACCAGGTAAGGCACTGATTGACATTCCAAAATTGCATTCCAAATATCTGCATATTCTATCTTCACATCGGTTATTAGCCAAAGAAGCAGAGTTTCAGTATAATAAATGGCGTAAGTTAAAATGGGAGTACTATACAGGTAAACTTGATGAAGAAGAACTGAAACAACATGGTTGGCAACCGTTTCCATATACACTCAAATCCGAAGTCAATACATATCTAGAAGCAGATGATGATGTCAATAAGTACCTTGTACGAAAACTTCTTCATGAAGAAATCGTAGAGGTATGTCAAGCAATACTAAAAGAACTAAACTCACGAACTTATCAGTTGAGGGGCGTGATTGATTGGGAAAAGTTTATTCAAGGTGTATGATCTAGTTTTATACAAACAGAACGAAGCGTTTCTGAAGTTTGATTGTGAAAAAAGTGTTGCTCAGGAGTTGGCAGATTACTTTACATTCTTTGTTCCTGGTTACCAATTCATGCCTGCTTACAAGAACCGTTTGTGGGATGGAAAGATAAGATTAGCTGATCTTCGTACATACACAATCTATCACGGTCTTGTTCCATACATTCAGAAGTTTTGTGATGAAAGAAACTACAAACTGGCAATTGATACGCCAGTAAACATCACAGAGAGTTTTTCAGCAGCAGAAGCAAAAGCATTTATTGATGATCTGAAACTAGACAAAAGCATTATAACATCAGGTGTCTATGATTATCAAGCAAAAGCATTCATATTTGCCGTTAGAAACAAACGAATGTTGTTATTATCACCGACTGGATCTGGTAAATCGTTGATTCAATATCTAATTCTTAGATATCTACAACACAAAGGTTACAAGAAAGGACTGCTAATTGTTCCTACAACTTCTCTTGTTGAGCAAATGTATTCTGATTTTGAATCTTATGGTTACGATGCCGCAGAGCACACCCATAGACAGTATTCAGGAAAAGATAAGCATACAGATAAGTTTCTGACCATTACCACATGGCAATCTATCTACAAAAATCCACCAGAATACTTTGAGCAGTTTGATTTTGTATTAGGTGATGAAGCACACCAATTCAAAGCAAAGTCATTGACTACTATCATGACTGGCTTGAAGAATGCTTCTTATCGCATAGGCTGTACTGGTACTATTGACGGTACACAGACACATAAGTTAGTATTAGAAGGACTGTTTGGTCCAGTGTATCAATCTACCACAACAGCCAAACTTATTGAGAACAAACAACTAGCAGATTTTAGAATCAAATGTTTGGTACTCAAATACTCTGATGCAATCTGTAAACAGTCACGCACTTGGGACTATCAATCGGAAATAGACTACATAGTTAGTAGTAGGGCACGAAATGAGTTCATTCGTAATCTGGCTATATCACTTACAGGCAATTCACTTATATTATTCAATCTGGTAGAGAAGCATGGTAAACAACTATACAAACTCATTCAAGAAAAAGCTGGTAATAGGCACGTTTTCTTTGTGTATGGTGGAACAGATGTGGAAGTCCGTGAACAAGTACGTGCTATTACCGAAAAACAAAATGATGCTATCATTGTTGCTTCCTACGGCACTTTTTCCACTGGTATCAACATACGTAATCTTCACAATGTTGTTTTTGCCTCACCGTCTAAGTCAAGAGTTAGAAACCTACAATCAATTGGTAGAGGACTCCGAATCGGAGACAATAAAACAGAAGCAGTTCTATATGATATAGCAGATGATTTTCGTATAGGTAAACATGTCAATTATACATTGCAACATTTAAAAGATCGTGTTACCATATACGATGAAGAAAAATTCAAGTATAAATTCTACAATATAGAGGTCAAGGATGCATAACGTAAAACTAATAAGAATGCAAACTGGTGAAGATATTATGGCTTCTATGTTTGAGCAAGAAGATTCAGATCAAGTTCAACTCAATGATCCAATGCGTTTAGTATTTCGTCGTATGCCGACTGGTCAAACAGTCATGATGATGATGCCTTGGTTACCTATTGAACTCATCAAAGAAAACTCTGCGTTGGTATACACATCGGATATCATCACTATCATTGATCCAAAAGAAACAATGATATTGTATTACGACAAGTTAGTTGAACGTACCACAAAAGAGATGGAAGATTCAGATAAGATGCTTCAAGAATTGCTTGAAGAAGATGACGAGCCACAGTATGAAGAAGATGATGGTCCTCTAAGCAGTGAACAACTTGAACAACTCCAACAACTTGTGAACGATTCACGAACTAAAAAACTACACTAAAAGGATTTTTTGTTATGTCAAAAGTGGTGACATTCGTTATACCAAGTAGTGCTGCACAAGCATACCAAGGACTTGCAGATAAGTATTCTGCTATTGAACCTCCGACATGGGCATTATTATTAGCTAATGCTGTTCGTGTTGAAGGTTATGATCCATGTATTCTAGATTTTGATGCTGATCCATCACATGATTATGAACATGCTGCACACTGTATTGCAGAAACAGACACAGATATAGCAGTCTTTGTTCTATACGGACAAAATCCAAACTCAGGCACAACGATGATGATTGGTGCTACCAAACTAGCACAACAACTCAAACTCTCACGACCTTCAATTAAAATTGTATTCATTGGTTCACACGCATCTGCATTACCGTTTGAAGTAATTGGTCTATCATATGTTGATTTTGTGTTCATCAATGAGGGTGTATATGGTTTATTAGATTTGTTACAGACAAACTATGTTGATGAGTTAGATAAAGTTCGTGGTCTGGTATACAAGAAACATGGCTTTGCTGCAACTGGTGCGCCCGGTGAGATTGTAAAGACAGAAGATATGGATCGTGTGATGCCTGGTTATGCATGGGACTTAGTGGAATTAAATAAGTATCGTGCTCATTATTGGCATACAAACTTTTTAGATGAGGGTCGTACACCATTTGCTGCAATTTCTACATCATTAGGATGTTCTTTTGGCTGTAACTTTTGTATGATCAATATTGTCAATCGTACATCTTACACACAAGGTACAGTTTCTTCTGACTCACGTGGCATGAGATTCTGGTCACCTGAATTGATGCTCAAAGAGTTTGAATATTTGTATGAAAGAGGTGTACGAACAGTTCGTTTAACTGATGAGATGTTCTTTCTGAATAAAAAATATTACATACCAATTCTTGAAGGCATCAAACAACGTGGTATGGAATTCAACTTCTGGGCATATGCACGTGTAGATTCTGTTCGTAAAGATCAATTACAATTATTCAAAGATGCTGGTGTAAATTGGTTAGCATTAGGTATTGAAGCAGGTAATCCACAAGTTCGTTTAGAGATTGATAAAGGTAAGTTCAAACAAGTTGATATTCGTGAAGTTGTACAAGATATCAAAGATGCTGGCATCAATGTACTTGGTAATTACATGTTTGGTTTTCCAGAAGATACGATGGAAACAATGCAAGAGACACTAGACCTTGCATTAGAATTGAATTGTGAACATGCGAACTTCTATGCAGCAATGGCATTACCAGGTAGTCCATTGTACATGGAAGCAGTCAACAATGGATGGGAATTACCACAAACATTTGATGAGTTTGCTTTTCTATCATACGATTGTACACCACTACGAACAAAGACATTGACTGGTGCAGAAGTATTGAAGTTTCGTGATGATGCTTGGCACAAATACTTTTCACATAAACCATTTCTAAATCTTGTTGAGAATAAATTTGGATTGAAATCAAGACAGAATATTGAGCAGATGTCCAAGATTAGATTGAAGAGGAAAATACTAGGTGACTAAAGATGAACTTATAGCATTTGAAGATAAGATTGCAAATCATTTCAACAATGCACGTATTCGTGCGCCAATTCATTTGTATTATGGTAATGAAAATGAGATGATAAAAATCTTTAAAGACATCCGTTCAAGAGATTGGGTGTTTTGTTCATGGCGTTCACATTATCAATGCTTACTTAAAGGTGTACCACCAGAACAACTTGAGAAAGATATACTTGATGGTAAATCTATTTCACTTTGCTATCCAGAGTACAACATCTACTCAACAGCAATCGTTGGTGGCAATATACCAATTGCTGTTGGTACAGCAATGGCAATAAAAAGAAAAGGTGTTGATACAAAAGTGTATTGTTTTGTTGGTGATATGACAGCAGAGGCAGGTATCTTTATGGAGAATATGAAATACTCCATACAACATAAATTACCTATCAAATTTATTGTAGAAGATAATGGTAAATCAGTGTGTACTGATACAGCAAAAACTTGGGGTGCAAAAGAATCATTTTATATGAACACTGAAAGTGAATATCTCTATTACTATCAATATGAAACGAAATATCCACATGCTGGTGCTGGAACGAGGGTACAGTTTTGAAATATTTTGATGAACTAAAATCTGCAATGGACATGCTTGCAAAAGATCCACGTGTGGTCTTTATTGGACAAGCAGTAGAGTATGCTGGCACAGCAATGTCAAACACATTGAAAGATGTGCCGAAAGAAAAACTTATTGAGATGCCAGTCTTTGAAGATACACAGATGGGTATCACATTAGGTCTTGCACTTGCTGGTTATATTCCTGTGAGCATTTACCCACGATGGAACTTTTTGATATGTGCAACTAATCAACTTGTGAATCATGTTGACAAAGTTACTATGATGTCTGACTATAAACCAAGAATGATTATACGAACTGGTATTGGTTCAGAACGACCATTACATCCACAGCATCAACATGTTGGTGATTATACAGATGCATATAAACTCATGTGTCCTAATACAGATATAATTAGATTGAAAGAGCCAGGACAGATTTACGATGCATATCGTAATGCATATTTGAGACAAGATGGTAAAGCAACTATTCTTGTGGAGTATGGTGATTATTATAATGAAAAATGATTATATCAAAAACACCATATAGGTTGTCTCTGTTTGGTGGTGGTACAGATTATCCAGCATGGTTTGAGAACAAGCCAACTAAACTAATCTCTGCTGCTATGGCACACTATTGCTATATCAATTTGAAGAAACTGCCACCATACTTTGATTATGTGAACAGAGTTATATACTCAAAGATTGAAAGTGTAAAAGATATTGATGAAATAGATCATCCCTCTGTTAGAGAATGCTTGAAATATTTTGGAGTGCCAAATGGTATATCTGTTACTCATGACGGTGATTTACCTGCTAGGAGTGGCATTGGATCATCTTCTTCATTTACTGTTGGACTGATTCATGCACTAGCAAAACAAGCCAACATACCAATCAACCCATATCAGTTGGCAATCACTGCTATCAATGTGGAACAGAACAAAATTGGTGAGTCAGTTGGTGTACAAGATCAAATTATGGCAGCGTATGGTGGTGTTCGTGTAATAGAATTAGAAAGAAACAGTATCAAAGTAAGACATCTCAAAGTAGATGCAGATTATTTGGATATGTTTGAACAACATATCATGTTAGGCTTTTCTGGTATAGATAGATTATCTGATGTACATGCCAAGCAACAAGTTGATGCCATCAAAAAAGGTAAATCAGAAAGATTGTTAGATGAAATTGGCACATTGACCGAAACAGCGTTGACCTATTTTGAAAACTATGGTAAAATGTATGAAATAGGTGACTTGTTGAAGTATCAGTGGGAGCGTAAGCGTGAACTTACTGACAGTGTTACAACTGATTACATAGATACAATATACAATAAAGCTATCAAAGCAGGCGCATACGGTGGTAAATTGATGGGTGCAGGTGGTGGTGGTTTCTTTATGTTTCTTGCACCACCTGATGCACAAGATAGAATAAAACAAGCAATACCTGAAATCAATGTATGGGTGCCTTTCAAGTTTGATTATGAAGGCTCAAAAATTATTATGGAGTGATGATGAAGTATCCACTAATGTCTGACAATATTACTAGAGAAGATTTAGATTTGGTAATAGAACATCTAAAAAAAGAAAATCCAAAACTAACAAATGGTCCAGAGTGCCGTGCTTTTGAAGAAGCATGGAGTAAATGGTTAGGTGTAAAGTATTCTGTGTTTGTAAACTCAGGTGCTTCTGCTAATCTATTGTCAATGACGATGCTAAAGATTCTTCATCCAGAAGGCGGTGAAGTTATCGTGCCACCATTTACATGGATATCAGATATAGCATCAGTGTTACAGTGTGGTTTCAAGCCAGTGTTTGTTGACATTGATCTTGACACACTTGGTATGAGTACAGAAGGTATTCTCAAAGCAATCACACCAAATACACGTGCAGTGTTTCTCACATATGCACAAGGCTTCAACTGTCTTACAGATGAACTGGTACTCAAACTTCAAGCACTCAATATACCATTGATTGAAGATGTATGTGAATCACATGGTGCAACACACAATGGTCAGAAGCTAGGTAGTTTTGGTTGGATGTCCAACTTCTCATTCTACTTTGCACATCACATGTCCACAATTGAAGGTGGTATGGTATGTACAAACGATGAGAATGTATATCACACTGTACGTATGCTTCGTTCACATGGTATGGTACGTGAGTGTGGCTCTGATAGCATGAAACAGTCATATCAAGACATGTATCCTGAACTGAATCCAGATTTTATCTTTGCATATCCAGCATACAACATGCGTAACACAGAGATTGGTGGCATATTAGGTCAAAATCAACTAAAACATTTAGATGAGAATGTTTCTAAACGAAATGATAATTTATCATACTTCATGAGTAAGTTAGATGGAACAAAATACAAAGTTGATTTTAATTACACTGGTTGCAGTAACTATGCATTCAACATTGTGTTGCAGCCAGAGTATGCTAACAAAGATTTTGTACAAAGACTCATGCACAAGATGCGTGACAATGAAGTAGAGTTCCGTCGTGGTTCTGCTGGTGGTGGCAATCAACTACGTCAGCCATATTTGACATCAACATATGGTGATCACTACTTAGATTTTCCAAACACAGAACACATGCACTTCTACTCATTCTATATTGGAAATTATCCAACTTTGAGTAAGATTGCAATTGACGAAATCGTATCAGTTTTGAATAGGGTATAATATGGAACAGTGGCGTGTATTAGTAACTGGTGGAGCTGGTTACATTGGTAGTATTCTTGTTGAGTATCTTTTACAGATGGGTTGTCTAGTAACTGTGATTGATAACTTCATGTTTGGTCAAACAAGTTTCAATCATCTTTGTGATAATAAAAATCTAAAGATTGTAAATGGTGACATTCGTAATCCAGCACATATGGCACCTTTACTCAAAGATGCACACATAATTATTCCATTGGCAGCATTGGTTGGTGCACCACTCTGTAATAAAGATGTTGTTGGTGCAGACACAACAAACAAAGATGCAATGTTCTGGATGTTGAATAGTATATCGGATGAGCAACGTGTCATTATGCCTACAACTAATTCAGCATATGGTACAGGTGATGAAAATAATTTCTGCACAGAAGATTCACCACTTCGTCCAATCTCCAAATATGCTATTGATAAAGTTGCCGTAGAAGAAAGATTGATGCAGCGTGATAACTCAATCAGTTACAGATTGGCTACTGTATTTGGTATGTCACCACGTATGCGTACCGATCTACTGGTAAATGATCTAACGTACCGTGCAGTCAATGATGGCTATGTTGTTATCTTTGAAGGACATTTCAAACGTAATTATATCCATGTGCGTGATGTATGTGAAGCATTTCTACATGCAATCTATCAGTTTGATGAGATGAAAAATAATATCTACAACGTAGGTTTATCAACTGCAAATGTGTCCAAGTTAGAACTATGTGAGATAATCAAGAAACAGATACCTAACTTTACAATCGTAGAAGGTGATATCAAGAAAGATCCAGATCAGCGTAACTACATTGTATCAAATGCAAAGTTAGAAGCAACTGGTTGGCATCCATACCACACATTAGATGATGGTGTAGAAGAACTAATCAAAGGTTATACATATTTGAAGAACAATAAACATGGTAATGTATGACAACTAAACACTACGTAAACAATGCTGATTTTCTGGCAGCACTGATCAAGTATCGTGATGAGTGTGAACAAGCCAAGACTAATAGCACACAAGAACCAAAGATACCAGACTATATTGGTGAATGCTTTCTAAAGATTGCAGAACATCTATCACGTAAGCCTAACTTTATCTCATACACATATCGTGATGAGATGATATCGGATGGTGTAGAGAACTGTCTAATGTATTTCCGTAACTTTGATCCAGCCAAATCAAAGAATCCATTTGCATACTTCACACAGATAATTTACTATGCGTTTCTACGTAGGATTATGCGTGAGAAGAAACAACTTTATGTCAAATATAAAGCCACACAACAGTTTGGTTTGCTTGATGAGGGTGAGATGTATGAAGATGAAAATGGTAACATGAGACAGTTTGAATTGTATGATAACATCTCCGAGTTTATCCACAACTTTGAAGAAAATAAAAAGAAAAAGAAGGTAAAAAAGTTAGTAGGACTTGACAACTTTTTAGATGATGATATAATCTAAGTATGAAACTATGCATACTTGGTGATACGCATTTTGGAATGCGTAATGATTCGTTGGAATTTCATAAATATATTGAGAAGTTCTACGAGAACACATTCTTTCCATATCTAAAAGAAAATGGTATTACAACCGTTGTACAACTCGGCGATCTATTTGACCGCCGTAAGTTTATTAACTTCAATTCACTCTATCTGTGTCGTAAATACTTCTTTGATAAACTTAGAGAAAACGACATCACGTTCATTACTCTTCTTGGCAATCATGATGTCGCATACAAGAACACACTAGAGGTAAACTCATCTCAACTGCTGTTGAACGAATATGATAATATTACTATATACGATTCTTTTAGTACAGTCAGTTTTGATGGGATTGATATTGACATTATACCTTGGTTATGTGATGACAACGAAAGTGAAATCCTTTCTCAAATAAAATCTTCCAAATCACAAATCTGTTTTGGCCACTTTGAAATATCCGGCTTTGAAATGCAAGCAGGTATTGTTCACAATGAAGGACTAGACAGAAAAACTTTAGGTAAGTATGATATCGTACTTACTGGTCATTTTCACCACAAATCAACAGATGGTTCTATCACATACGTAGGCACACCCTATGAAATGTTTTGGTCTGACTACAATGATCCACGTGGCTTTCATATCTTTGATACCAATACACGTGAACTAGAGTTTATACAGAATCCAAATCGTATGTTCTATAAGTTGAATTACAAAGATGACTTAGAACATTTTGCAGAACAGTATCGCACCTTTGATTACTCTGTATACAAAGATGCATATGTCAAAGTGGTAGTGTTGAACAAACAAAATCCATTCTTATTTGATGTGGTAATAGACAATCTTTACAAAGCTGGTGCAGCAGATGTGTCTATTGTGGAAGATTTTGGTGATGTAGAAAATGTTGCCGATGATGAATTGGTAGATCAAACGGAAGATACGATGACCATTCTTTCCAAATACATAGACAACTTGACACTAGATGTAAAAACTGATAAACTAAAGAATGTTATGCGTGAACTATATGTGGAAGCATTGAATACTGATTCATGATTTTATTTAAACGACTGCGCTGGAAAAACTTATTATCAACTGGTAACCATTTCACTGAACTTGAACTAAATGGTAATACCAATACGCTTGTTGTTGGTACAAATGGATCAGGTAAGTCAACGATGCTTGATGCATTGTGCTTTGGTCTGTTCGGCAAGCCATTTAGAAACATAAACAAGCCTAATCTCCTAAATAGTATCAATGGCAGAGATTGTGTTGTAGAGATTGAGTTTTCTATTGGTAATAAAGAATATAAAATTGTTCGTGGTATCAAACCAAATGTGTTTGAGATATACCAAGACGCCGTTTTGCTGAACCAAGATGCGGCTGTAAGAGATTATCAAGACTATCTAGAGAAGTTTATTCTCAAACTAAACTACAAGTCTTTTACACAGATCGTTATACTTGGTTCAGCATCATTTACACCGTTCATGCAGTTATCTGCTGCTGACCGTCGTGCTATCATTGAAGATTTGTTAGACATTCAAATCTTTTCTACAATGAACAGTCTGGTAAAAGAAAGACTGTCAAACAATAAAGACCTAACAGTTGCAAAGAAGAGTGATATTTCTTTGCTTGAACAGAAGTATGAACTCAAGAAAGAACACCAAGATAAACTCAATGAAAATATTGAAGCAAAGGTAAAAGAATATGAGGAAGAGATACTTCTGCACAGAGAAACAATTCGCACCCTACGTGGAGAGATTGACGATCTGGAACGATCAAAAGAGAGGCTCCAAGATATATGCTCACACATTCCTGAAAATGAAAAGAAGGTTGCTGCGTTTAGAAAAATTGAGAGCCAGATTGAAGGCAAAATATCCAAAGTGGGAACAGATAGAAGTTTCTATGAACACAATGCTGATTGCCCAACCTGTAGGCAAGCCATTACCCTGGAGTTTAAAGAGGGGCAACTCACAGAACTTACTACAAAAGAACAAGAACTCACTAGTGGTCTGACAGAACTACAAGCAAAACTATCTGCACATGAAGCACTGTTGAGGACACAAAAAGCTGAAGAGAAAAATCTATCTAATGTTCGTGTACAGATAGCAACCACAAATACAGGTATCAAAGGTCTGAATGATACCATTGTAAGATTAGAAAAAGAAATAAAACAAATTAGAAATCCAAAGAAAGAAAGCACAGATATTGATGTACTTGATACTCTTCAGTCACAAATTGAACTAGCACAAGAAGAACTGAAGCAGTTGATAAATGATAAGACATATTTGGACGTAGCATCAACATTACTAAAAGATACTGGTATCAAAACAAATATCATCAAACAATATTTGCCTGTGATAAACAAACTGGTGAACAAGTATCTGACCAGTATGGACTTCTTTGTGAACTTCAATCTTGATGAGTCATTCAAAGAAACAATCAAGTCCCGTCACCGTGATGACTTTAGTTATCATAACTTCTCAGAGGGTGAGAAGCAGCGTATTGATATGGCATTGATGCTGACATGGAGAGCAATTGCAAAACTAAAGAACTCTACCAATACCAATCTGTTGATACTGGATGAGGTGTTTGATTCAAGCCTAGATACTAGTGGCACAGAAGATTTGATGAAGATACTACACACACTTGATGGAGTAAATCTGTTTGTCATCAGCCATAAAGGTGACATACTGCAAGATAAGTTTATGAATACAATCCGATTTGATAAGGTGAAGAATTTTTCAAGGATAATAAAATGAGTGAAATACTAACAATTGATACCGCAGCTGGCATACAGCAAGTTGAACAAGTAGAACCACTACAAGTTTTTGGTGAAGATTACTTTATGCTTCAGCAAAAAATACCACTATATACAGGTGGATTTCCAGCACCAGCAATGGTAACATTAGCAAAACGAATGAAACTTACCATGAAGTTATATTCCGGTTTAGGTCTTTCTGCTAATCAATGTGGTGTTGCTGAACGAATGTTCGTTATTGGTACAGAAGATTTTCAATTAGTCTGTATCAATCCAAAAGTTATTGATGAGAGTGATGAATGGGAAAAAGGCAAAGAAGGTTGCTTATCGTTTCCTGCATTGTTCCTAAATGTTGAACGACCAAAATGGATTGAGGTAGAGTTTACTGATGAATTCGGTGAGGTAAAACAAGCAAGATTAGATGGACTATCTGCTCGTTGTTACCTACATGAACTTGACCATTTGAATGGAATCAGATATACTGATTATATAAAACCTCTTGCACTCAAGATGGCAAGACAAAGAGCAACTAAATTGGTAAAGAAAATTGTGAGGAATCATAAGAATGGAAAACAACAAAGTTCAAGAATCTGAATCGTATGAAAACTGTATGGAGTTGTTGACAGATGAATATCAACCTCCTACTTTGAATCGGTTCTTTGGTGAAGATGAAGATTCCGATGAAGATGGCGTAGATATACACAATGCTGAATGGAAAAAGCATTGGGTTGGCATGCCAGCATTTGAACAGAATGAAAAGAAAACATTCAAGACAATCTATCTACACTTCCGTAATCAGGAAGACTATGAAGCGTTTGCAAAACTGGTAGATCAAAATCTTACCATGAAAACAAAGTCTATCTGGTATCCAAAACTTGAGCGTGATGAAAACTCATTGAAAAGATGGATTGAGGACTAATGGATTTTCTCAAAGAAAAACCAAATGTCTTATTTGAATACTTTCTCAAAGACTATGGTAGTCTGTTTACGATAGATGCTGATGAGTGTAGGTCTATTAGAAAGACAGACAAAATATTTCTTGAGTTGTCTAATAAATGGTATGATGATCTAGAACATCAAGATACCAGAAACATCTACGAAGTATATAACCATGATTATTACTTCATTGATATATTCAATTGCTTTGTAACATACAGCAGAGACTATATCAAACGCATCATCAAGTCATCTCATTTTTCAGAACTTGTAAATGCTAAAGTTATCGTTGACATTGGTTGTGGTATAAGTTACAGCACATGTCTATTGAAGCAAGTGTTTCCTGATGCTAAAGTCTATGCTATCAATCTAAAAGATACCAAACAATGGAAACTCTGTGAGATAATGGCAGAAAGATTTGGCTTCAATCTAATTGAATCTATTCATGACATTGAAGAACCAGTTGACATTCTGTGGGCATCAGAATACTTTGAACACATTTACAATCCGATTGAGCATGTGGATGATATCATCAATACCATAAATCCAAAGCATATGATTATTGCCAACTCATTCAACACATGGGGCATGGGACACTTTACACAGTATGATGTTTATGGTACAATAACAAGTCAAGATAAAATTAGTAAGATATTCAATCAGCATTTACAAACAAAAGAATATCAAAAAGTAAACTGTAAAATATGGAACAACAAACCTACAATATGGAAAAGAAATGACGAATCCAACACATCCAGTTTATATCGTTTCTAAAGGTCGTGCAGATACAATGATCACATCAAGATCATTGTCCCGTATGAAAGTACCTCATTATATTGTGATTGAGCCACAAGATGAGAAAGCATATGATGCAGCACTAGACAACTTCAAGATTCGTGATTATGTTACATTGATTGTTGCACCATTCAGTAATCATGGTGATGGTCCTGGTCGTGCACGAAACTTTGCATGGGATCATTCTATTTCTATTGGTGCAGAGAAACATTGGGTGCTTGATGATAACATCTCGGACTTCTATCGTTTACACCAGAACTATCGTATTCGTGTAGAGTCTGGTTGTATCTTCAAAGCAGCAGAAGATTTTGTGGATCGTTTTGAGAATGTGCCTATCTCTGGCTTTCAGTATAGATTCTTCATTGCACCAAATCAAAGTTATCCACCATATGTAAAGAACACTCGTATCTATTCCACATTGCTTATCTCCAATGATTGTAAACATCGTTGGCGTGGTAGGTACAATGAAGATACTGATATCTGTCTGCGTGTATTGAAAGATGGTGATTGTACTATTCAGTTCAATGCATTTCTTCAAGGTAAAGCAGCAACACAAACTGTCAAAGGCGGTAACACAGAAGAGTTTTACCACAAAGAAGGTGTTGAAAAGAATCATTGGGTAGATGGTGTGAATGCTGAAGGTACCAGAAACAAATCCGAAATGCTGGTTCGTATGCATCCAGATGTAGCACGAATGGTCTGGAGATACAAACGCTGGCACCACTATGTGGACTATTCATCATTCAAGAAGAATGAACTTCGTTACAAAAAAGACATCACAATACCGACTGGTACCAATGAGTATGGTATGAAATTGACAACTAATTTCAAGGCTTGACAAACTAAAAACCTTCTGATATAATTACCATATAGTGATTGATCAGGAGATAATTATGTCAGAATTACAAGAGTTTTCCGAGCAAGAAGAATTAGATTACTTAGCATCTTTGCATGATGTCAAAGCAGCAATAGCCAGATACGGTATAGATATACTGGTAGATGCTTGCCTTTCCGATAACTATGAATCAGAGTTGACAAACTTTATTGTACCTGATACAATGTATGTTCAGTAATTGATAGGGATATCAAATGAGCAACATTCAAAATCAAAAGTCCGGCCTTGCCAAACTAATGGCGACCGAGAATCTTACTGTTCAACATGCCAAAACACAAACGGCATCGTTTGATCCTAAAAATCGTATTCTAACTTGTCCTATCTGGACGGATATGTCTGGTGATCTTTATGACTTACTGATGGGTCATGAAGTTGGTCACGCTATTGATACACCTGCTGATGGTTGGCACGGTGCTGTGCATGATCGTGGTCGCAACTACAAAGGCTTCCTGAATGTGGTTGAAGATGCACGTATTGAGAAACGTCAGAAACGCCGCTACCCTGGTTTACGTAAATCATTCGTCAATGGTTTTGGCGAACTAATGAAACGTGACTTCTTTGGTATCAAAGATCGTGACATGGATTCGTTTCCATTCATTGATCGGCTGAATCTATACACAAAATCTGGTTACACTTTGCGATTGTCTTTCAATGAGAAAGAACAGGACTTTGTTGACCGTGTGCAAGCATGTGAAACTTGGGAAGAAGTTCTCAAATTGACTGAAGAGATTTGGGAATATTCCAAAGAAGAACAATCACAAATTGAATTGCCGCAAGATGCATTTATCTTCAGTGAAGATGGTGAACTTGCTGAAGTAGAATCTGGCTCAAATGAAGGTGATTCCGAAACTGATGGTCAAGGCAAAAACAAATCTAAAGCCAAGGCTGATGGTGAAGATGGTGATCAAGAGAAAGAATCCGACGCAAAATCATCTGGCAATCCTGAAGATGGTGAGGGTGAAGATGGTGAACTCACTGATATCATCAATCGTTTCAAAGATTCACAAAGCACAAGCGAACACTTTGAGCCAACTTGTGAAACGGACGATAACTACCGTCGTAATGAAGAATCCTTGATTGACAAGAAAGCACGTAACTACGTGTATGTCAACATACCGCAAGCCAATCTGAAAAAGATTATCACGCCAGCAAAACGTGTACAAGAAATCCTAACACGTGAGTTCCAGAATCAACGGCCTGAATATGAATCACTGGCTAATGGACTGTATAATGATTTCCGTCGTAAAAACGAACGGTTCATTTCATTGTTAGCCAAAGAGTTTGAGATGCGTAAAGCGGCCGACAAGTTTGCTAAAGCAAAAACATCGGACACTGGTGACATTGATGTTAGCCGTATCTTCAAATATCAAATTGATGATGCTATCTTCAAAAAAGTTATGCGTGTACCAAAAGGTAAATCACATGGCTTGGTTTTGTTGCTAGACAAGTCTGGTTCAATGGCTGAGAATCTATCTTCATCCTATGAACAGATTCTTATTCTGGCATCATTCTGCCGTAAAGTAAACATTCCGTTTGCTGCCTATGGTTTTGGTAACAATGATGCTGTTCGTTCTATTGATTACCCTGAAGAGAATCGTTATGAACCTGATTCTTGGAGTTCTGGTTGCTTCAGTGAAAACTTGAATGAGATGCTTTGTCCTGCTGTATATCTACGTGAGATGATCAATTCTAAGATGAGTAACTCGGAGTTTTCTAAAGCAGTGAAGAACATTCTGTGTCTCATGGATGCATATGGCAATCGGTACTCACGATATGGCACACATTTTTATCGTCCAGAATCAGATTCTTTGTCTAACACACCATTGACTGAG